AAGAATAGAACTTGAAGAGCGTATAATATCCGATGAAGAAAACGCAAAAGACAATACTCAAAAAGTATTTAAAGGATTTGCAGAAGGGAGATCTAGATAATGTACGAACAAAATTTATTTAGGATAATCCCGGACCATATAAAAGCATCGGTAATTAAACAACAAAACAGGTATAACAAATGGAAGTATGGCTATAACAAAGAACATGATGTCATTGTTATAAGTAAAACCGGTAAGATTGGAGAAATATACGAAATACAAAACTTAAAAGTTGCTTTGCCATTAGTTGAAGATTCTTATTCAAGATCTAATAAAAAAGAAGAGCAATATTGGGAAAAGATAGACTACCCAAAAGAACTTGAAAAAATAAAAAATGTATTTGATTGGAATAAGTATCCTGATCACTTTAGAGAACGCTGGTACGATTACGTAGACGCGGAATTTAAAAGAAGAGATGAAGGGGCATTTTTTAATAACAATGGAACACCAACTTACATAACCGGTACACATTATATGTACTTGCAATGGAGCAAGATAGATGTTGGAGCGCCAGATTTTAGAGAGTCAAATAGATTGTTCTTCATATTTTGGGAAGCTTGCAAAGCAGATCCAAGGTGTTATGGAATGTGTTATTTAAAAAATAGACGTTCTGGATTTTCATTTATGTCTTCAGCAGAATTGGTTAACCAAGCAACAATATCAAGCGATTCAAGATTTGGTATATTATCTAAATCAGGAGGTGACGCTAAAACAATGTTTACCGACAAAGTTGTTCCTATATCATTAAATTATCCTTTCTTTTTTAAACCTATCCAAGATGGTATGGATAGACCTAAAACAGAGTTAGCATATAGAGTGCCAGCTTCTAAATTTACAAGAAGAAAATTAGATAATAGCGACGCTCCAGAAGAACTTGACGGATTAGACACAACAATTGACTGGAAGAATACAGGAGATAACTCCTATGATGGGGAGAAATTAAAACTTCTTGTACATGATGAAAGTGGTAAATGGCTAAGACCTGATAATATATTAAACAACTGGCGTGTTACAAAAACATGTTTACGATTAGGTAGTCGTATTATTGGTAAGTGTATGATGGGTTCAACCTCAAACGCTTTAGATAAAGGAGGAGATAATTTTAAGAAACTTTACTACGATTCAGATGTTACAAAAAGAAACCGCAATGGCCAGACTAGCTCAGGATTATATAGTTTGTTCATACCTATGGAATGGTCGTACGAGGGATTCATTGATACTTATGGCATACCTGTCTTCGACACTCCGAAAAAACCAATCAAAGGTGTTGACGGAAACGAAATAGAGTATGGAGTTATTGAACATTGGCAAAACGAAGTTGATGGTTTAAAAAGCGATCAAGACGGATTAAATGAATACTACCGTCAATTTCCAAGAACAGAACAACACGCTTTTAGAGATGAAGCAAAACAATCATTATTTAATCTTACTAGAATATACGAGCAAATAGATTATAACGATGATCTAAGAAACTCAAATGTATTAACAAGAGGTAGCTTCCAATGGGCTAACGGTATACAAGATACTACTGTAGATTTTTATCCAAATAAAGATGGTAGATTTTTAATTTCTTGGGTACCACCTAAACATCTTCAAAATCGTGTAATAATAAAGAATGGACTAAAGTACCCAGGTAATGAACACTGCGGCGCATTTGGCTGTGATAGTTATGATATATCAGGAACAGTGGATGCAAGCAGAGGATCAAATGGTGCACTTCACGGTTTAACTAAGTTTTCAATGGAAGACGTGCCGCCAAATCAATTCTTTTTAGAATATGTTGCAAGACCTCAAACGGCGGAGATATTTTTTGAAGAAGTATTAATGGCTTTAGTTTTTTACGGAATGCCAATACTTGCAGAAAATAATAAACCAAGATTACTTTATTATTTAAAAAGAAGAGGATATAGAGGCTATTCAATCAATAGGCCTGATAAAGTTTGGAATAAATTATCACCAGCAGAAAAAGAAATTGGCGGAATACCAAACTCATCACAAGATATAATGCAAGCTCACGCATCTGCTATAGAAACTTATATTGAAAATAATATTGGTTTTACAAATGGATCATATGGTAACATGTACTTCCAAAAAACATTAGAAGACTGGGCAAGATTTAATATAAATAATAGGACGAAGCATGATGCTTCCATAAGTTCTGGATTGGCTATAATGGCATGTAATAAGCATATGTATACGCCTTCAACTCCTTATGAAAAACCTAAATTTGAATTAGGATTTAAGAGATATAATAATAGTGGAGAAAATTCACAAATAATACAATAAATGGTTTATACTAATAGTAATAGTACTTTTCCAAGTCAGGTTGTACCGGATGAAGAAAAACAAAGTTTAGAGTATGGTAGACAGGTAGCTCAAGCAATTGAGTACGAATGGTTCAATAGTAATGGTGGAGCAGGTAGTATTGGCGGATTAAGCGGAGGCGGAATGCCAGGCGGAAGATGGGGAACTACTTGGCAAAAATATCATAATTTAAGATTATATGCAAGAGGTGAACAACCAGTGCAAAAATACAAAGATGAATTATCTATTAATGGAGATTTGTCTTATTTGAACTTAGATTGGAAGCCAATACCGGTTATATCTAAATTTGTTGATATTGTTGTTAATGGTATATCTAGTAAAAGTTATGAATTAAAAGCTGTTGCTCAAGACCCATTTTCAGTACAAAAGAAAACTAAGTATACGCAAAGTTTGCTTAGGGACATGATGGCTAAGAAGTTTTTAGATAAAATGAATAGCGAGCTTGGTATAAATTTATATAATACACCGGATCCAAATAGCTTACCTACAGATCAAGATGAATTAGAATTACACTTACAACTAAATTATAAGCAAGCTGTTGAAATTGCAGAGGAAGAAGTAATCAATAACTTCTTAAAGAATAATAAATACGATTTAATAAACAAAAGATTAAATTACGACTTAACAGTAATAGGCATTGCCGCTGCAAAAACAAGTTGGAACAAAGCAAGTGATATAGTTATTGACTATGTTGATCCTGCTAATCTAGTTTATTCTTACACAGAGGATCCGAATTTTGAAGATATATATTATGTTGGAGAAGTAAAATCTGTAAGCTTAGAAGAGTTAAAAATGCAATATCCTGAGTTAACATACGAGGATATGAAGGAAATAGAAAAGTATCAAGGGAATACAAGTTATGTACGAAATTATAATGGAGGCTATCAGGACGGAAACATTGTTCAAGTATTATATTTCGAATATAAAACGTATTCTAACCAAGTATTTAAAATTAAACAAACAGATCAAGGATTAGAAAAAGCTTTAATAAAAACAGACTTTTTTGCGCCACCACCAAGCGATAATTTTGATGTAGTGTCAAGAAGTATTGAAGTATTATACAGCGGAGCAAAGATATTAGGCCATAATAAAATGCTTGATTGGAGATTAGCTGAAAACATGACTAGGCCGGCTGCTGATACAACTAAGGTAGAAATGAATTACGCTATTACCGCTCCTAGAATGTACCGCGGTAGAATTGAATCATTAGTAAGTAGAATTACTACATTTGCTGATATGATCCAATTAACACATTTAAAACTACAACAAGTATTATCTAAGATGGTTCCTGATGGAGTATTTGTAGATGTTGATGGATTAGCGGAAGTTGATCTTGGTAACGGAACAAATTATAATCCAGCGGAAGCGTTGAATATGTATTTCCAAACAGGTAGCATTGTTGGTAGATCAATGACCCAAGATGGCGGGATGAACCCAGGTAAAGTACCTATTCAGGAATTACAAACATCGGCAGGTAATGCAAAAATACAATCATTAATTGCTACTTATCAATATTATTTACAAATGATAAGAGATGTTACCGGATTAAATGAGGCAAGAGATGGAAGTGTACCAAACAGAGATATGCTTGTAGGTATACAAAAAATGGCAGCCGCTTCATCAAACACCGCGACAAAGCATATATTAGACGGAAGTTTATTCTTAACATTGAGAATATGTGAGAATATATCTAAACGAGTTGCAGATGCTTTAGCATTCCCATTAACAGCAAATTCTTTAACACAAAGTATATCTGTATTTAATGTACAAACTTTGGAAGAATTGAAAAATTTAGAATTGCATGACTTTGGCATTTATTTAGAACTAGAGCCAGAAGAAGAAGAGCAAGCTCAATTTGAACAAAATATTCAAGTTGCTTTACAAACAGGAGGAATTGATTTAGAAGATGCAATTGAATTAAGGCAAATTAAAAATCTTAAACTTGCTAATCAATCTCTTAGATATAAGAGAAAGAAAAAGATGCAGCAAGATCAAGCTAATACACAAGCTAATATACAAGCGCAAGCACAGGCAAATGCTCAAACTGCAGAATCCGCGGCAATGTCAGAAGTACAAAAGCAACAAGCATTGGCTCAAACTGAAATACAAATTGCTCAAGCAAAGAATCAATTTGAAATACAAAAAATGAATCATGAAGCTGATTTAAAGAAACAGTTAATGATGGAAGAATTTCAATACCAAATGCAATTAGCTAAGGTTCAAGCCGAAGCAAGCAATGATAAATTAAACAAAATGGAAGATAGAAAAGATGCCAGAGAAAAATTAAGGGGCACTCAACAATCCGAGTTAATTGATCAAAGACAAAACGACACAATGCCTAAGAATTTTGAATCCGCGGGATTTGATAATATGGGAGGGTTTGATTTAGCCCAGTTTGAACCAAAATAAATTTTTATTAACAATTATATAATATTTTATCATGTCAGAACAAGTAAAACAAGAAGGGGAATTTAAGATGAAAGCATCTAGATCCACTCCTAAAAAATTAATTAAAAACGATCAACCTACAAAAATTGATTTAAAAGCTCCTAAGGCAAATGATCCAATTAAAGTTGATTTAACAGTTCCTAAAACAGAGGAACCAACAAAGGTAGTAATAACTAAAGAGCCAGAAAATGCCGTTCAAGAACAAAGCCCAGCAGAAAGCGTGTTACGCGCAGAACAGTCCGAAGTGGAATTGCAAGAAATGGGACAAGGAGACGAAAGGCCCATTGAAAATGTTATTGAAGAAATCAGCCAGCAAGAAGTAATTGAGCAAACAGCAAATTTACAACAAGAACTGGAAGAGAAAGTTCAAGATCAAATAAACACAGGTAAAAAGTTACCAGAGAACATAGAAAAACTAGTGTCTTTTATGGAAGAAACTGGCGGAACAGTTGAAGATTATGTTAGATTAAATACTGATTATTCAAATGTTGACAGTAACGTTTTATTAAAAGAATACTATAAAAATACAAGACCTCATTTAAATGATGAAGAAATTGACTTCTTAATAGAAGACGCCTTTGAATATGATGAGGATCTAGACGATGAACGCGATGTCCGTAAAAAAAGACTCGCTTTTAAAGAAGAGGTTGCAAAAGCTCAAAGCCATTTGGAACAAGTTAAGAGTAAATATTACGACGAGATCAAGTTGAGACCGGGCGTTACTCAAGAACAACAAAAGGCAACGGACTTTTTTAATCGATATAATAAACAACAGGAATCAGCCGAAGCAAAACACTTTAAGTTTAAAAACGACACTAAACAATTATTTACTCAAGAATTCAAAGGTTTTGAATTTAATCTTGGTGAAAAAAGTTTTAGATACGGAGTTGCAAATCAAGAGGCGTTAGCTGAAAAACAATCTGATATTTCAAATCTTATTAAGAAGTTCTTAAATAAAGACGGGGAAGTTACAGACGTTAAAGGTTACCACAAAGCGATTTATGCAGCGGAAAATGCGGATAATATTGCAAGACATTTTTACGAGCAAGGTAAAGCCGACGCTATTAAAGAAGTTGTTGCAAAATCCAATAACATAACTAATGCCCCTAGGACAGTTCCTAATGGTGATGGTTTTATAAATGGGTTTAAAGTTAAAGCTATAAACGGCGTTGATTCTACTAAATTAAAAGTACAAACAAAAAAATTTAACAATTAAAATTTAAAATTATGGCAAATGTAACGCCGGTGTATGGATCTATAATTCCATCACAAAAACAAATGACTTTAGAGTCAAACTACCTGAATTTTACAGATGGTACTAATGACTTTGCACAACAATATTTACCAGAAATCTACGAAGCTGAAGTAGAGCGTTATGGAAACAGAACTCTTTCTGGATTCTTACGTATGGTAGGAGCTGAAATGCCAATGTCTTCTGATCAAGTTGTTTGGTCTGAGCAAAATAGATTACACATTGCTTATAACAATGTAACAGCCGTTCAAACGTCTGCTACAAAAGTAACTCTTACAATTCCTGTAGGTGGTACTGAACCAGCAGGAACTTTAGTTCAAAACGTTATTACTAAAAACATGACAATCGTTGTAATTGATCCAGCTACTGGTACAGACGTAAAATGTTTTGTTGGCGCTTCAGGTGTTCTTGACGGTTTAGGAGCTGGTGTATTGGAAGTATATCCTTACAACTATGCTAACTTAGCTGCTGCTGGAGTTGGTTTAACTGGATTAAAAATCTTCGTTTATGGTTCTGAATTTGCTAAAGGTACTAATGGATCTGTAGGATCTATCAATCCTTCTTTCACTCAATACAGTAACTCACCAATCATTATTAAAGACAAATATCAAATCAATGGATCTGATACTGCTCAAATTGGATGGGTTGAGGTTGCTACTGAAGACGGTACTTCTGGATACTTATGGTATTTAAAAGCTGAATCTGAAACAAGATTACGTTTTGAAGATTACTTAGAAATGTCTGTAATTGAAGGTGAATTGGTTAAAACTGCTGCTGGAGCTAACGGTGCTTTCTTAACCGCTGCTAACGCAGGGGCTTTGGCTGGGTCAGGATTTGACGCTGCTATCCACCCTAAAGGAACTCAAGGTCTTTTTGCTGCTGTTCAACAAAGAGGTAATGTATTAGCAGGATTTTCTGCGGCCGCTGGTTTAGCTGAGTTTGATTCAATCTTGAAAAACTTAGATACTCAAGGAGCTATTGAAGAAAACATGTTATTCTTAGATCGTGAAACATCTCTTGATTTTGACGATATGTTAGCTTCTTTATCTTCAGGAGCTGCAGGTGGTGTTGCTTACGGTTTATTTGAAAACTCTGAGCAAATGGCATTGAACTTAGGTTTCTCTGGATTCAGAAGAGGGTCTTATGACTTTTACAAAACTGACTGGAAATACTTAAATGACGCTTCTACTCGTGGAGCTACAAACGGAGCTGGCGAATTAGGATCTGGTATTGATGGTATTCTTATTCCAGCTGGAACTTCTACAGTTTACGATCAATTATTAGGAACTAATATCCGTAGACCATTCTTACACGTTCGTTATAGAGCTTCACAAGCTGACGATAGAAGAATGAAAACATGGATCACTGGATCTGTTGGAGGTGCTTTCACTTCTGATCTTGATGCAATGCAAGTACAATTCTTATCTGAAAGATGTTTAGTTGTACAAGGAGCTAATAACTTCGTATTGTTTACAGGAGCATAACAATTAACAAAGGTATAGGTTGCCCTCGTTGAACTGACGAGGGTAGCTATTACCCTATTATAAATTATCTAATTATATTATATTATGGCAACAGCTAAAAAAATTGAAAAAGAAATCGGTTGGGAAATTAAAGACCGTACATATTACGTAGCAACGGCAGAATCGCCTTTAACGCTTACAATACCATCTAGACATACTAGAAAATATTCTTTACTTTGGTTTGATGAAGAAACCGGAGAACAAAGAGAATTAAGATATGCAACCAATCAAAATTCTCCATTTGTTGATGAACAAAAAGGAGAAGCAACAATGGGGCATATCGTATTTAATAATGGAACTTTATTTGTTCCTAAAAATAAACAAAATTTACAAAAACTTCTATCGTTATATCATCCAATGGTAAATAAAAAATACAGGGAGTATGATAGAGTTGAGGAAGCTATCGATGATCTATACGATTTAGAACTTGAATTAACGGCATTAAACGCTGCTCAAGCAATGGATATAGACCAAGCGGAAGCAATATTAAGAGTTGAGTCTGGAAGTAAAGTTTCAGATATGACTAGCAAAGAAATCAAAAGAGATCTATTATTATTTGCTAAACGAAATCCAGATTTGTTCATTGAACTTGCAAACGATGAAAATGTACAACTTAGGAATTTAGCAATTAAAGCTGTAGAGGCTAACATTATTAAATTATCCCCAGACCAAAGAACTTTTAATTGGGCTAGTAATGATAAAAAATTAATGACGGTCCCATTTGATGAAAATCCATACTCCGCTATGGCGGCATTCTTTAAGACAGACGAAGGCACAGAAGTCTTTAAGTCTATAGAGAAAAAGTTAAAATAATACGTAATACTAATATTAGGCGGTACCGAAAGCTACCGCCTTAATATTATAATAAAACAAGCAAATGGCAGTAAATATAGATACAGTTTATAGAACTGTTTTATTAATTCTTAATAAAGAGCAAAGAGGTTATTTGACTCCTGATGAATTTAATAAAACGGCTACTCAAGTACAATTAGAAATATTTAATGAATATTTTGAAGACTTGAACCAACAATATAGAGTTAATGGAAACGATACTGAATATGCAGATCGTGTAAAAAACTTAGAACAAAAAATATCAATATTTCAAACTGAAACAAATTGCGTCTGGTTAAACGGTTATTTTTATATAAATTTACCATTACCAGTTGCTCCATTATATACCCCGCAGCCAGAAGTTTATAAATTAGGCACAGTTATTTATAAAGGAGAAAAAGAAATACAATACGTTCAACCAAATGAACTATTGGAATTAAATTTATCACCATTAACAAAACCCACAACTACGTGGCCAGTATACAAATATTCTGGAGGACTTATATATGTATATCCTACAACAATACAAACTGATGTTTCCTGCACATTTATTAGAAAACCATATAATCCTATATGGAACTTTACCTCATCGCCTCCTAATTTTCAATATGTATATAATTCAACCCAATACAATGCGGTGAATAATCCAACGGGATCGCAAGATTTTGAATTACACCCTACAGAACAAACTAATTTAATAACTAGAATATTACTTTATTCTGGAGTTGTTATTAGAGACCCACAAATTATACAAATAGCAGCACAACAAGTGCAAGCAGAAACTGTTAACTCAAAAAGCTAATAAAAAATGCCGATACCAAATAATGGTTTAATTACCGAAACAAATAGACAATACTACGAAGGAGCCCAGGGGTTTGTAGTCACTGGAGGTCAAACATCATTTGTTACAACGTTTAATACTGATTTAATTTTTGGAGATTGGAATCCAGCTAATACTAATTATGCTTTAAATAATTTTAAACTATATACTAGCCCAACAGGATTGCCTGGCACGTTCTCAGAATACCTATCAACATATACGGTAATTGATAATGTAATAAATATTACTCCTGCTTTAACAAACGGCGTTTATGTAGTTGTACAATTAAAGATTTTAGATGGCGGTAATTATGGAACTACTATTCCTGAAAAAGCATTTGGTAATACTACAGAAGAAAATTATGGTAGCTATGCATATACTAGCTTAAATGATATTATTAATAACTTTATGGTTGCTTATGTAGGTAAAGATAAACTTATACCATCTGTTAAAAGAACTGATGTAATATTTCATGCAAAAAGAAGTTTGCAAGAATTTAGTTATGATACATTAAAAAGTATTAAGTCACAGGAACTAACGATACCACCTAGCTTAAGCATTGTGTTGCCTCAAGATTATGTTAATTACGTTAAACTTGCTTGGATAGACGAAGCAGGCGTTAAGCATCCAATTTATCCTACAAATAATTTAACATTGGCTCCATATGAATCACCCGTACAAGATAGTAGAGGTTTGCCAATACAAGATAACTTTGGCGACAATATAGATGCTGAATCAATAACTGAAAAAAGATGGAGGAATAATGATCTTAATTCTTTAACTAATAATCTTAATAGCGGTGGTAATTGGATAGACAATGGCTATGGTTACGATAACTGGTTATGGTATGGTTATTTTGGACAAAGATACGGATTAGATCCACAATATGCAAATGAAAATGGATACTTCACTATAAATGATAGAGAAGGTAAAATATCATTTAGCAGTGGAATGGTTGGTAGATTAATAATTATAGAATACGTTTCAGATGGACTTGCATATGATTTAGATACAAAAGTTCCTAAATTAGCTGAAGAAGCTATGTACGCTCACATTATACACGCTATTTTAGCTTTAAGAATAAACCAACCTGAATACGTAATCAGTCGCTTTAAACAAGAGAAATCAGCTAAATTAAGAAATGCAAAAATAAGATTGTCAAATATAAAACTAGAAGAAATTACTCAGGTATTAAGAGGACAATCAAAATGGATTAAACATTAATAAATATGGCAGAAATAAAAAATAGTTTTCTACAATCCAAAATGAATCAAGACCTAGATGATAGGCTTATTCCAAATGGAGAATACAGATCCGCTTTAAATGTTTCTGTTGGGAAATCAGAAAATAGTGATGTAGGTACATTGCAAAATGTATTAGGTAATAACTTTATTGCAGGAAATCCTATTGATATAGATGATCCAAATTATATACCTGGTCTTGAATGTATTGGTTATTTTATGGACAATAATAATAATCGTATATATCAATTTTTAACTAATCAAGGAGATAATGGAGCAGCTCCTTTGCTGCATCAAATAACCGTATATGACTTTGGTTTAAACTCATATATAGTATTAGTGCAAGGAAAATTTTTAAATTTTTCAAAAGCTTCTCTAGTAACAGGAATAAATTTATTAGAAAATTTACTTTTTTGGACAGATTATAATAATCAACCAAGAAAAATAAATGTACAATCAGCTATTTCAGCCCCTGCCACTACCGCAAATCCATATTATACTAGAGAGGAACAAATATCTGTAGCAAAATATGCGCCAGTTGACCCTATAGCATTGGTAAATGTTGTAACTACAACCGCGACCGCAAATGCTGTTGCTTCAATCACAATATTTGTAGCAAGTACAACTGGTATTGAGCATGGAATGACTGTAATTGGAGGAGGTATAAATGATAGCGATTTCATATTAGTTGATGAAGTTATTAGTAGTACTGAATTATTATTATATAGTCCAGTTTCGCTTTTGATTGGAGACAAACTAAAATTTCTACAATCTACAATGACCAATAAAGAGGACGATCCAAATTGGCCTGGAGACCCGTCATATTTAAAATCAAGATATGTTAGATTTAGTTACAGGTTTAGGCTTGACGATGGCGAATATACCCTTATGGCTCCTTTTACACAAATAACATTTATACCTAATCAAAAAGGATACTTTGTAGATGGCAATGAAAACGCTGCTTATCAAAGCACCGTTGTAAAATGGTTTGAAAACAATGTTAACAATATTGAATTATTAATACCATTTCCGGATATTTTAACTAATGTTAATCAATCTTATAAAATACAAGCAGTTGATATACTATATAAAGAATCCGACGGATTAGCGATCCACGTTGTTGAAACCATACCTTATGATGCTTTTTCGGCAATCCCAAATGCTTCCTCAACTAATATATATACTTACGACTACCAGTCTAGAAAACCATATAAAACATTAACTGAAGATCAAACAACAAGAGTTTATGACTTAGTACCTGTTAAGGCTAAAGCACAAGAATCTGCTGGCAATAGAATAATATATGGTAATTTTATAAGAAATTACACAGCTCCAAGATCTTTAAATTATCAAGTATCAGTTGCTGAAAAACAAGATTATTCTTTAAACTTTATAGAATATCCAAATCATACCGTAAAACAAAATAGAACTTATCAAGTTGGATTTATTTTATCTGATAAATACGGTAGACAATCTTCAGTAATATTATCTTCATTAGATACAAACACTACAATATCTGGCGGTATACAATACGGCGGATCAACCGTATATTCTCCTTATTATTCTGATGCAACGGCACCTATAACTAAAAATTGGTTTGGCAATGCAATATTAATGCTAATAAATAGCCCTATTGCACCTATTACACAACCACCTCAACCAAGTTTAGGAACGCCAGGATTATATGCAGAATCAACATCAACTACAGGATTTACATTAACTGGAACAACAACAACAACAAACACTACTTATGAATTTACACCAACAGCTGGAACTATTCCTAAAGTTGGAGATTTTATGAGAGGAGCGTTTACAGATTACGTTGAAGTGCTAACGATTATTCCAACCCCTGCAAATCCTGTAATTTACGGTGTGCCTTATACCGTTACTACTACAGGTAGAGTCAATGACATCTATAATAGAGACACGGGTATTCCAAACGATATAAAATACGTTTACACTATTAATCCTTTGGGTTGGTATTCTTATAAAATTGTTGTTAGGCAACAAGAACAGGAATACTACAATGTGTATTTACCGGGCATGTTAAATGGTTATCCAAAAGGTCAAACTTATGGATCAGAAACTACTTATCTTGCTAGTGTACCTACTTTAGTTAACGGAATAAATACCACGGTATTTCCAACAAATGAAACTAACAAGGTAGCGCATACTGTATTAATAAATGATAATATAAATAAAATACCAAGAGACTTAGTTGAGGTAGGACCAGATCAAAAACAATACAGAAGTAGTGTGCAATTATACGGAAGAGTAGAAAATGTTTTAGTTGAATTAGGTCCTGGAGATACATATACAGACAATACACAATATTTTCCGCCTAAAAAAGCGGATACGGCTATTACTATTTCAACTACAGCTGATTTAAGCTTTTTACCTCAGTCGGTAACAAATGAAAAAGGATCAGCTTCATATAATTTTTATCAATTAGAGACGCAGCCATTAGTGGCTAGAATATCTACAACAAATAAAATGGGGGTTACAGCTGTAGAAAATATAGAGGATTTACCATTACAACCAGATACATATATTAATGATCCGTATAATATGAATCCATATTTAAGCGTATACGAAACTAAACCCGTATATTCTTTATTGGATATATTTTGGGAGACATCGTCTACCGGTATAGTTTCCGATTTAAATGCAGACGTGTTAACCGGATTTGAAGGCGGTGTTGGTTTATCTGATATTGATTTTGAAGATTTTGATGAATTTGCAAATCCTTTAGATCCTGTTACAAAATTTATAACAAATCAATTTTATCCAATATCAAACACAAATGTGGCTATTAATTCCACTAATGTTACTCTTTCAGTTCGTAACGCTGATGATGGTCCATCCGGTCCAACAGACGTAAGCGCGGCATTTGGCATAGAAACTCAAAATGTTTCAGGTGTAAATCGATATAGAATATTTATAAACAATAACTTTGTTTTTACAAGCGCAATAAAATTAACAACTTTTACCTTTACAGTTTCTTTTATACAAGCCGGAGATACTACTCCAACGTCTTATGTAATAAACGGTAGGCTTGAAAACAAACCGCCTCAGATTTTAACGCCTGCTTCTTCGCCAACTGAAGTATCTTTAACTTCTCCGACAGCACCGCCAACACCTATATATACACTTACAGGACAAAATGGTGCTTTCTTTAGTCCGCAACCGCCAATATTGCCAAATACTCTTAGGCAAGAGGAATTATTTTGGGATATTGTAGACAGCGGGTCTACTCCGGGATGGCAATCACTTTTTAACATAACAACAGATCCTATAACAAAAGAAGGTAAATTATACCTTATAAATACATTTCCTTCGACAGGGATTATTTATACTTTGAATGTTAGATTAAGAGATGCTTGTACACCAGCAGGGGTACCTGTAACAAGTGTTTTTAATAAATATGAAAGCAAAGAAGACTTTACTGTAATAACAGTTAAATTAGGACAAACTGTTATTTGTGGCAGAACTTGGACAGCCTCTAATTATACTGGTATTAATTTTCAGGATGGAACACCCTTAGTCTATGCAAAAAACGCTGCTGAGTGGGAAGAGGCAGGTATTAATGGATGGGGAGCTTGGTGTTATTATAATTATAATGCTGCTAATTTTGCAACATATGGTAGATTATATAATGGATGGGCTATTTTTGGAGAATGGAAAGGCAGAACCAATAATGATCCGCTTAAACAATTTGCACCTAATGGGTTTCACGTTCCTTATGGCAACGATAGAGCATATAACGGCAGTTCTTATGTAGGTGAATTATGCGACCTTGAACCTTGTTTTGGAACAAGTGCCGTTTCTGGTAAAGCATTTAAACAATCTGGGACAACATACTGGACAGCTCCTAATACAGGAACAAACACATCTACTTTTTCTGCATTGCCGGGTGGTTTTTGTAGGCCAAACGGAACTTTTGGCGGATTAGGTACAGAAGCATATTTTTGGACTTATGGAGTTTTTCCAGCAACAATAAATGGTGTACCAATGACTCCGTGTCAAACAGCTTTTAGTTTTTTAAACACTTCTGATGTATTTATACAAAATCCTTATCCAATGGGCTGGGGATTTTCCGTTCGATTTATAAATGATCAAGAAGTTTGTGTTAATGTTCAAACTAGCGGAAACGTTGTAAATATTTTTTACATGGCTGCAAACGGAAATCCTGGGCAAGAAGCAATTGGAGGTATATCCGGAGCGGATGAAAGAACAGTATGCGCTGTAACTGGATGCGCAATAGAGATACAATAATATTAAAAAAACAAAAAAATAAGTAATTATAATAATATGAGTGCAACAATAGAATTAAAATATTTCAACTCATTTTGGTTAAAAAAATTAAGATCAGTTGTCGATGTGCAGCCTACAACAGCCGCAAATACTATTTCTGCAAATGTTGCTCAAGGTGATACTATGATAACTATAGCTAGTTCTTACTCTCATATGGGAGTAGGGCAAGCAATATTTTATACATTGTTTTCTCAAACATTCACTTTAATTATTAAATCTTTTAGTGGATTAAATGTGTATTTAGTAAATCCAGCAGAAACAGCAATACCCGCTGGAACGCCAATTACTTTTGGAAATATTGTTGATTTTGAATATGTACCCGCTGCTTATAGTGAAGACGAAGCTGATTGGTATATTGAAGAAGCTAGAATTAGAGGAGGGTACAATAATACAACTGTAGATTTTGGTGTTAAAGCTTATCTTGTTGAAGACAATAATAATCAACAAAATAGATCAAACTCATTAATTTATTCCGGTATATTTAATTCAAGAACTGGAGTAAATAATACAAATCAATTTTCAGTAGCTGAAGACATAACAAGATCTGTAGACCCTTCAAATGGAACAATACAGAAATTATACGCAGAAGATACCAATCTAATTATATTCCAAGAATCAAAGGTTAGTAGAGCATTGATTGACAAAGATGCAATATACACAGCGGAAGGGCAGCCAATGACAACATCTGGAGCACAAGTAATTGGTCAAATACAATCTTATGCTGGTAATTACGGTATATCAACAAATCCAGAAAGCTTTGCGGTTTATGGATATAGAAAATATTTTGTAGATAGAACTCAAAATGTTGTATTACGTTTATCACAAGACGGAATAACAGAAATATCATCATATGGAATGCTTGATTTCTTTAGAGATAAATTAGGAAATGTTGGAGCAACAGGTAAAGTAGTAGGGGGATGGGATATACATAATAAACAATATGTAGTTTCATTGCAACCGGTTTCCCAATCAACAAACAATGAGGGAACTCCATTGGAGCCTTTTACATTGGCATTTGACGAGGAATCTTTAGGATGGGTTAGTTTTTACAGTTATATACCAGACTACATGGGCGGGCTTTTAAATAATTATTATAGTTTTTATAACGGTGGTATTTGGATACATTATAATTCCAATGTAACAAGAGGTAATTTTTACAGTACCCAATACAATACAGAGGTAAAATTTGTATTTAATGCACAGCCTTCATTAATTAAAAACTTTAGCACAATAAATTATGAAGGATCCATTGGATGGAGATTAGATAGTATTATAACTGACATGGATCAATCTATTAGTATAGCCCCGGCATCCTCCGCTAATAATCAAACTTTAGCAGGAATTGAATTTGCATTGTTTTCTAATAACTTTAAAGCAAAAGAAAATAAATATTTTGCAAATATATTTAACAATTCTACAGCAATGGGAGGTGATATAATATGGGGACAATCAATGTCTGGTGTAAAAGGAATCTACGCTGTTTGCTCTTTTAGTTTAGACAACGCCCAATTCAATTCTCAAAAAGAATTATATGCTAGTTCCGTGGAGTACGTAGACTCATCATATTAATACAATCAAATAAAATTAAATGGAATTAAGTATAAGAGACAAAATAGAGCAATTAGAGGCTGCTTTAATGGAGAATTCTGAAGAACTTAACTTAGTTGTTGGCGACTCAGAAATGTTTCCTTTAAAGCATACCTTTGTTGACGGTTTGTATATACGCGAAATGCAAATAAAGAAAGATCATTTTGCTATAGGGAAGTTACAAAAAAGGGAGCATTTATGGATGTTGCTAAAAGGACACTTAACTATAACTACAATTGACGGCACACAAGATTATATTGGCCCCTGTTATATTAAAAGTGCGGGGGGAATAAAAAGAGCGGTGTATGCTCATGAAGATTCTGTGTTTGTAAATATATATCCAAACCCAGATAATAAAGAAGATTTAGATAAAATAGAAGATACATGGATAGCTAAAAACTATTTAGAGTACGAACAATACAAACAATTAAAAGAATAATATATGGCATATGTTGCAATTGGCGGAGCCGCAGTTAGTATTATAGGGGGTATAATGGGCATGGGATCTGCAGCTGCCGCTGAAAGAGCTGCTGCCCAAAAAGCCGCCGCATTAAACGCTCAACTGGACTCACTAGAAAAAAATAGACAAGCTATTATAAACCCTTATGCGGCAACTAAAGATTTGTCGTCTATGGGTAAAAACGCATATGCTAATATTGGAGTAGCTACTCAAGCCGCAGAGTTTCAAGCTGAACAAAATGATTTAGCGTTAGCTAGTACTTTAGATACTCTTAGAGCTACAGGAGCAAGTGCGGGTGGAGCAACCGCTTTAGCACAAGCCGCATTGAAATCACAGCAACAGGTATCTGCTAGTCTTGAATCTCAAGAAGCTGCAAACGAAAAACTAAGGGCTGCTGGAGAAGAAAAATTAAATGAGTTTAGAATATCTGAGGCTCAAAAAATGCAAGACGCCGCTAACGCTGCTTCACAATTTAAATATAGCGAAACAGAAAAAAGAGAAATTGCTAAAATGGATAGAGTAGCATCTCAATTAACGGGAGCGCAAAATCAACAAGCATCAGCCGCAGCGGCTGGTCAAATGGCGCAGGCAAATATGTTTTCCGGAATTGGTAGTGCTGTAACATCTGGAATAGGAGCTATAAATGCAAGGAATGCGGCTAATACAGCTGCATCAGATAGAATGTTAAAGAAGAACATTAATTTAATTGGTAAATCACCTAGCGGTTTAAATATATATTCATTTGAATATATAGACCCAAAATTTGGAGAAGGATTATTTCAAGGAGTAATGTCCGATGAAGTACCAAGCAAAGCTGTAATTAAAGGTAATAGCGGTTACGATAGAGTAAACTATTCATTATTAGACGTAGAATTTAAACAAATATAATAAATGGGAGCATATCAAAATCCAGAACAAGTTAAAGATTATACAATGGATGTTGCAAATGCATGGGCAAATGCTACAAATAAAGTAGTTGAAGGCATTACAAAAATTGGTGATCAACAAACTAATTTTTATGAAGCCAAAGTAAAAGAATATACTGAAAATAAAAAACTAGTAAAAAAAGAACAGCAAAATTTATATAATAATATAGATAAAATGGCTGAAGGATATGGAGGTGTAAACTTTCGTAAAACTTTTGATCCATTAGTGCAAAAATACGCAGATATAAGCTTAAGATTAAAAAATAATACTTCAGATGATGAATCTCAAGATATGTCAGACTTAGCAAAGCTTGAAGGAATGATAAGTCTAACAAAAAAAGGTATTGAAGTGCAAATGTCTTATAAAAAAGATTTTAATAAAGCATATGAAACAGGAGGTAATCCTGGTGGTTTTGATATTACACAATCGCCCGGAGGAGAAAATAATAATGTAATGAATCATTTGCAAAGTGTATATGGTCAATTGCCAACTGATCAAAAAGATATAGAACTTGTATACGCTGCTGACGATAAAGATCATACAGGTATACCAACAGACGTTAAATTTATATCAAAAGGAAAATTAGGGGGAAAAAGTTGGAGTGGAGAAGTAAATGCTTCTGCATTGCAAAAAAGTAATGACTTTGGAGTTGAATTAATACCAACAATACCAGACGCAAGTAAACAACTTGGTGAACAATTAGCTACAACAAATTTAGTTCAAAAAATAAATGTAACTGATCCTCAAACCGGTGCTGTAACTCCTAAAATTATTGGGCCTGCGGATAGTTTTTATGAACAAGGAATGAAAGATTCTAGCAAGCATTCTGCAGGAATGGTTAATCAGCAAAAGGTTGGCGTATTTAAAAAAGAAGATTATATTAAAAGCTTAGTAGAAGATAAAGTTTTTAAATCTAATGTAGAAGGTTATTTAGCAAACCCACAAAAAGCAGCAGCTTTAATGAATAGCACTGGATTTAGAAAACCTGGAGATACAACTATTTATGATCAGTCAAATATATTAGAGCATCAAGATGAATTTACAAAAAGATTGGCAGACTATTATGCATCTCAACAACCAAAAGAAAGAATTATGCTTAATGAGTTGGGGCAGCCTATAACAAACCAAAGAAAAATGACTCCTCAAGAAGGTATAGATGAAAGAGTTTCTGTAGAACTTGAAAAAAGCCCTTGGGGACCAAAAGAAAAAACAAAAAAAATTATAACGTCCTCAGGAGCGGTTATTACTGTGACAAAAGTTGACAAATCAGAAAAAAATCCAAATGGATTTACTACTAAAGTAAGTAAATAAACAAACATTGTAAATGAAAGTATATAAAGATAGTGAAGGCAACTCCTATACTGAGGAGGAAGTGAATAAATTAGCTGAAGATAACCAAGTTACAATTGATGATATTATAGCTACAAACGAGCTTACAGAAGAGGACCAACAGGAAACAACTCAGCCTGAGGAAGAAGAACCTGAACAAGGCAGCAGTAAACTTGCTTATGTGGATACCACTCCCTTTGAAACTGATATTACAGATCTAGGCATTGAACAAGAAGAAGATGATTTAGATCAATTAGTTAATCAACAACTTGCTTTACAAGAATCAAAACAGCCTCCTAAGAAAAAGAAAAAATCAACTTTAACGCCCGCTAAAGATCCATTTGGCGAAATAAAACCATTTGATCCACTTGGGCTGCAAAAATTTAACCCAAAACCAACTGTTGAAACTAAATTAAGCAAATTAAAAGGATTTGATCAACAAACAAAAAAAGATGTTCAAGAATTTAGAAGAGCTACCGCTTTTACTCAAGAAGAAATAAATCGATTAAATAAGGAATTTGAGGATTATAGTAAACCGCAAAAAGTAACAACTTACTTGCCTGATGGTGGAGCTTATGGATATAGTACTACTGGGGGAGCAAAAAGTATAACTACTACCAGACCCGCGTTTGAAAAAGAAATTGCTCAAATAAAAAAACAATATGAAGGTACAGAATTATCTCAAGCTCAAATATTAGAAAAAGCAAAAGCTATGAAGCGTGCTGAATTGGCCGCCAATTTAAGAGATAAAAAAGGTACTGATTATATGAACTCAATTTCTAATTGGGGTAAATCAGATAAACAAAAAGGTATAGAGTCATATATAAACACGGAAACAGACTATTATAAAACTATATTAGATAATGGGGCCAAAAAAAGAGCTTTATTAAATATTGATCTTGTAGAGAAAGGGGCTGAATATACAAAATTGAATAATGAACTTGCTAAAGTAACAAAAGCAGATCTAAAATCAGAACAGGATGTTGCTGCTTATAGAAGTAAATATGAAAAAGCTAAAGAATTATATTCTTATATCGAAGGAATTAATTTAACCCTTAATAAAGACGATAGCGAATTTATAAATTCTACAAAGAAATTAAAATCCGCTGCGCAAGAATTTGATTTAGCAAAAAGATATTATGGATTTGATAATATACCTAAAAAAGCATGGGATACAATTGATTCATTAGCAGATGATCTTACTTTGCTTTCAATGGTTGGTGTATATGAGCCTATCAGATATATTAAAAATGCAATAACTGGTTATGTTAATAATCCATCCTATTCAATTTCTGATCAAACTTTTTTTGGAGAAGACACGTCTGATTTAGCAATTGCTTATCAGAAAAAGAAACAAGATACTGAAAACCAATATGAGAAAGTAATTTCTTCTAAAGGTAATGCTACTGCTATGGATATGACTAAGCACGCAGGCAACCTATTAATATCTCAATTGCCTAATATTGCATTAGGTGTTTTTACAGGGGGGGCGGAACCTGCTACTGTTGAAGGAGCTATTGCTCTTTCTGAAAAAGCTTTAGCAGGTAAAATTGTTACAAATATATCTGCAACCGCCGCCGAGAGAGCCGCAATATCGGATATAATAGCAATGGGAGCGGATGATGCAATTGAAGCAGCTTTGATTAAAGTAGTAAATAAAGAGGCTATTAATAGTAGCGAAAGAATATTGTTAAAAGAAGCGGCCAAAAAAGCAGAAACTACCGCGCAACGTAAAGCTTTTGAAAGATTAATAAAAAAAGCAACTACAGCTGAGGCGGAAGCATTACCTCAAGCAATGTTACAGCAAACTTCTATTAATGCTTTAAGAGCAGGTGAGAATGCGGAAATTGCAAAAGTATTACAATGGACTTGGGACAAAGTTAAAATCACAACTCCAGCTGAAGCAGTAATTTTTGGTAGTTCAACTAGCGAAAAAATTGGTGAACAATTATATACAAATTCATTACCCGCGAGTCAAGGAGGTACTGATTATAATGCAGGGCAAATATTATTAAGTTCTGCTCTATGGGGTATTGCTGAAACAGCTGGTGAAAAAGTGCAATTAAAAGCAACAGGAGCATGGGCTAATACTATTAAAAAAACATTACAAGAAACGCCTACTTTGGTAAATCAAATGGCTAAAGCGCAATTTAAAAATGTTTTAGCAAAAACAGGTGGAATATTAAAAGGGCAATTTAATGAACAAGTTTCAGAACAAATAACAAATGCTTTACAGAATACCATTGATAAAACTTTATTAGGTAAAGATGTAGGAATTTTAGATAATACTGGTACAGTATTTAAAGATACTGCATTATTAGCTGGTTTAATGACAAGTATTCCTCATGTTGCAGGTGCAACTATAAAACCATTTATGGTTACAGCGGAACAAAAGCAAGTAAAAGCAATTAAAAATGAAATTGCTCCATTAATTGCAGAATTAAAAAAGCCATTATCTAAGGCCCAGAAAAAAGTTATTCAAGATAGAATTAAAGAATTAACAGTACAAGGTAGCACATTACACCAAAACGCAATACAGCGAATAGGCGATATGTCTATAGGATCTTGGAAAGAAATAGTAAACAATGCAAAAGCCCTTGCTGATATACAATTACAAGCAAAGGAGATATATAACGGGAATAGTTCTAATAAAGATACTTTATTAAAGAATTTACAAACCAAATATAGCGAAATAGAAAACTCAACAAACAGAACTCTTGCAAGAGCAAAAGATTTAAATGATACTACATTGTTTAAACAAATGGGTATTCAAGACAGAAGAATTGTTGTTGAGAATTTAACTGAAATAGCGAGATTAGAAGAATTAGGCAAAGGAGATAAATCTACTGCTGGATTGCATGTAGAAAAAATTAAAAACCTAAGAGTTGCTAACTCTGAAATATTAGTACGTAGCTCTAATGAAAACTTAGGGCAAATCATTAATACTGTTAACAAATATTATGGTGGACTTGGCGAAACCACTAGCAAAGTAATTGATGCTAATGCAGATTTTGTAAAATTAAAAGAACAAGAGCTTAAAGACGCATCAAAAGATAAATCTCCTGAAGAAGTAGCAAAATTAAAAGAAAAACTTGCTGAAGAATTAAAAAATTCAAATACAGAAGAGGTAGTAAAAGAATATAAAAGATTATTAACAGAAAGACTTGAGAAAGACTCTGAAGGTAAATCAGATGAGGTTGTTGCTGAATTAAATAAAAAGTACAACGATACTTTAGCTAAATTTGCTGAAGATACAAAAGATTCTAATGTAAATGCGTTTGTACTTTCTATGCCTAGGCTTGATGCTCAAGGCAAACAAATGACCGACTCTAGGGGTAGATTGCTAACTGATGATGTAATTCTAACTAACAAAAGAACTGCTGAAGCCAAAGGAGGAACTACAAATGCGCAAGGGCTTGATGCAGCTACGATTGCATCCCACGAATTACTTCATGTATTATTGGCAAAAGCTTTTGGCATCAATCAAAACGCTTTTGTTCCATTAGCAAATGCTTTATTAGATCATATTGCTATAGAAAATCCTACTTTAGCTGAAAATATAAAAAAATATATTGAATTATCTTACGAAACCTCTGATGGCGGAATAAAAGCTGAGGAGATTATTGTATTAGTTTCTGAGTTAATATCTTCTGGCACCTTGAAATATAATGAATCTTTCTTTAAAAAGATTGGATTAATATTAGTTAATGCTTTTAACAATGTATTAGGCATCCCTCAAATTAATAAAGCTCAAGGTGTTAAACTTAACACAGGTAAAGATGTATATGAATTCTTAGGAAGTTATGCAAATTCTTTCAGTGCAGGTAAAATATCTGAAGGTATGAAACTCGCTTTAAAAGGTGGAGTTTCTGGAACATTATTAGAAGGAGCAACTGTTGGAACAGGCAAAGTAAATACAACATTTTCTAAAGCTAAAGTAGCTGAGGTTCAAGCAAAAATAGATGTTCTTGAAGACCAATACGATAATGATGATATAGAATACGATGCTTACGAAAATAAACTTGCGATACTTAAAGAAGAATTAAAGAAAGCTCAAGCTTTACCAGAAGTTGAAACTAAACCAAAAGTCGAAAAACCAAAGGTTGAAATTAATGCTGAAGATGAGGTTAAAGAAATTATTAAAAATGATAAAGGGTCTGTATCTTCAGATAAAGTTCAGCAAATATATGAAGCTAAAGGATTAAATGGTGCTGATGAGATCATAAAACTATTTAGACCTATTACAAATAAGATTGTAAACAAAAGAAGAGATGCCCCTGGGTTTGAAGAAAATTTACTTAGAGATGAAATAGAGACAGGCGAAGGCGGTATTCTTTATCTTATTAGAAGTTACAAACCTGAAAAAGGAGTGCCTTTAGCGGCTTATATCAATAAGCAATTACCGCTAAGAGCTATTGCATCGTCTAGAAGAGTGCTAGATAAAGAATTTAGCAAAGACGTTACGGAAGAAAAAGCGTTAATGGCTTCAGAAGCGTCCACAGAGGTAAAAGAAAAGCCAAAGTATAAGAATGCATTAGAATCAAAAGTTTTTAGTCCAGAGGTCTTAGAAACGGCTAATAAGAAGATATTACCAATTGTAAGAACATTGAAGTCTAGAATTGATGCTCCGGTATCATTAAATAGAACAATTACACCATTAATTTCTGAAATTAGAGACGAAATTGGTAAACAATTAGATATTGATGTTAAAACCGCAATGGGCGGTAAAAAAGATAATCAATTGCAAAATTGGTTATTAGATAATAAACAGTACATTCTTGAGAACATGACCACAACCTGGTTAATGGGTAAAGATGGGCAAGGAGGAATGCCAATTGCTATTCAAAAACAAATTGATGGTAAATTTGTTAATTTTCCTGATTGGGTTGGTAAAAAAATTGATAGAGAAAAAACAACTACAGATCAGGCGGGAAGAACTTCCGGTGCTGAAATAGTTAGAAGATTACCTAATGTTAATAATAATATATCAGACTCTCAATTTCTTGATCAAGTAATTGGTCCTGATGGAAATCCATTAAGAGGTAGAAAAGAATCTTTAGCAAAAGCAATTGCCGAAGAAACCGCATTTGATATAATTAATGAGGATCTTGCAAATGACGGGCCAATATCTGAAGCGCTTAGTGCTAATCAAGAAAGACAAGGCGTTGTAATTGCTGAAAATTTTGCTGTAGATTTTGCGAGACAAGCCGATAGAGGTAATGTTAAATTTTCTAAAGAACTTAAATTAAAATTAGCGGAAAAATTAAAAACTGATGTTACTAATAAAAAAGTGGTAAATCTTATTGTAGAAATGATACAAGATATTATCAAGCCTACAATGTACAAAAGGACCAAAGCTTTAAAAGATAAAGAAATAAGTTTAAGAGACCAATTAGGTAATGATTTATATGAAGAATTATATGATGAATATTTAGCACCTATTGCCGATGCCCTTGAAACGGTTAGAACCGCTCAAGCCGGCAAGAGAGGTAATGCTGCAGAAGAAGAAGTTATAAGAACATTAAACAATGTAAAGAATAAAGATTTTAAAGTAATTTCTATAAAAGCCGCCGGAGCAGGATCTGACGCGGTTGATGTTAAGTTTTCTTATAAAGGACTTGATATAAACTTTGAAGTTAAATCAGGCAAGAATGATAGAATAACTTCATTAAATGTTCATAACTATGCAAATAACAAAAAACTAAACACCTCAAGAAGTCTTAACCAAAAAAATAAAAAAGGACTACTTGATCAAATAGAAAAAAATGCAAAATTTAATTCTTTTGTAAAAAAAGCATTAGAAGGTGGAGCTACTTTTACTGAAAACGGAAGTTTAGAAGTTGATCAAAAATTATTAAATAAATTAACACCTGGCGATAATACGCTTTATAAAAGGACATTAATATCTGGTAATGATTTAAATATACCAATAGAACTTGTAGCTGATATAAATAGCCGTAAGGGGATTAATTATATAGGGTTTGGGGATATTGGCATTTTTTATATAAAAAGTAATCCGCTTAAGCTTAATGTTCCTGCCTTACAAGGGAAATTGTATTCTAAAGCATTTTTACATGCTGGAAATGTTAAAAAAAATGGCAAAAGAACCCTTACTTTAAAAGTGTATACTCAGTTAACAACGGCAACTTCAAATGAATTAACACAAAAATCAAAATCATCTATTTATAGCCCAGAATCTTGGGATAGATTATTTAGTAGTATACCTGAAGGAAGAATTGAATATTTAAAAAATATTAAAAACGCTGAAACCAATACAAATAATATTGAAGCCATTAAAGCTACCAATCTTTCTAAAACGCCTAAAGGTATTTCAGTATTTGATTTTGATGATACCGTTGGTTTAACTTCAGGTAGCGTGCTATACACAATGCCTGATGGTTCAACCGGCAAATTAAATGCAGAAGAGTTCGCTAAAGAAGGTGGCAATATGCTAGATGCTGGTGCAGAGTTTGATTTCTCTGAATTTAGTAAAGTTGTTGACGGAAAACCAGGTCCAATGGTTGAGAAGATGAAGAAGATGATTGGCAAGTTTGGCCCTGAAAACTTCTTTATACTTACCGCTAGGCCTGCTAATGCGGCGGGCCCAATACACGAATTTTTATCTTCTATTGGTATTGATATACCTTTAGAAAATATAACAGGATTAGGCAATAGCGCAGCTCAAGCAAAAGCAGACTGGATGACTAAAAAAGCAGCGGAAGGATATAATGATTTCTATTTTGCTGATGACGCTCCACAAAATGTAGAGGCTGTTAAAAAAGCTTTAGATATTCCTGGAGTAAATTCAAAGATACAACAAGCCCGCACTAAATTTTCATTAACATCTAAACAAGATTTAAAGTGGAAACAAGGTGATGAAGATTTATCAACTAAATTTACAGTAGGCAATATTGATTATAGAATATCTATGATTGAAACCGCTTTTATGGAATATGACAATGACGTTCAAAAAACCTTATTTGATTTAGTAGAAGAAAATAATCTTGATGAGGATAACACTATAGCAGCTTACGATGGCGAAGCATATAATTTAGAATTTTGGGATAAAAAACAAGGCAATGGAATAACCGGTACGGGTAACGCGGCAGAAGTGTTTGGTATAGTTATTAACGGAGTGACTGAAAGAGTTAAGAAAAAAAATATTGAGGCATTAGTATTTACCGCAAAAGAGCCTAGCAGAATTAAATTATATAATTCAATGGCTGAAGTTGTTGCTGACAAATTAGGATGGGGAGCTTATTATAAAGACGGTGTTTATATATTAGCAAAAAAACCAAAAACAACTGAGGCAACAACTGGTGTGGGTAGTTTAAAACCTGTGCAAGATGTTTTAAAAGTTGTAGATATTAAATCACCAATAAATCAATCAAAAATAAAATTTAGTAAAACCATATCTTCAGAATTCAATAAAATAATTGAAGAGAATACTGGTATGGAAAACTATAAAGTATTTTCAGATATTGTTGCTAGGAGAAGAGGTGTTAATAAAAACAAATTTGATTTTTATGTTCCGCCGTCGGCTGCTGATTTTGAATTACTATTATATAACTTTATAGGTAAAGGAACGCGCGGCGAAGAACAACAAAAATTCTTTGCAGATGCTTTATTAAAACCATACGCAAATGGTAATGATTTGATGGATGCCGCAAGACAGTCTATTAAAAATGATTATAAAGCATTGATAAATCAATTTCCAGGAATTAAAAAGAAAATAGAAAGTTTAACCCCAGACGGTGATTTTACATATGATCAAGCAATACGTGTTGCCTTATGGACAGAAGAAGGTATTGAAATACCTGGTTTATCACAAAGAGATCAAACTAAATTAGTAGATCTTGTAAATAACGATCCTGAATTAACAGCATTTAAACAAGGTGTATTAGTTACGGGTAGACAAGGTAAAGGATGGATTGCTCCTACTGAATATTGGGATGCAAGTACAATTATATCTGATTTACATAATTTAACTGAAGGTGCGGGTAGAAAAAAATTCCTTGCAGAATTTATTGAGAACACTGAAGAAATGTTTGGTAAGTTTGAGAACGGTAAGTTGGTTGGTCCTAATATAAATAAGATTGAAGCGGTTTACGGTACAAACGTAAGAGAAGCTTTAGACGATCAATTATATAGAATGATCAATGGCAAAAATAGAAGTTATGGTAGTGATAAAGAAACTTCTATGTGGTCTAATTGGGTAAACGGATCTACAGGGGCTATTATGTTCTTAAATACCAGATCCGCTGTATTACAATTACTTGGGGCGGTAAACTTCTTAAACTTAAGAGACAATAACCCTATTGCTGCAGGTAAAGCTTTTGCAAATCAAAAACAATATTGGGCAGATTTTTCACGTATTTGGAATTCAGATAAGATAAAGGAAAGACGTGGTGGTTTAAAAGAAGACGTTGCTGCAGCGGAAATTGCTAATGCTGCGGCTGGAAGTAAAAACAAAGTTAATGCCGTTATATCATACTTATTAAAAATAGGATATACACCAACACAATTAGCGGATAGTTTTGCGATTGCATCAGGTGGAGCACCGTATTATAGAAATAGAATTAACACTTATTTAAAGGAAGGGCAATCACAAGAAGATGCAGAAAAGAATGCATGGAGTGACTTTACTAAAGTATCTGACGAAACGCAACAGTCAGGTGATCCGAGAGATATATCAAAACAACAAGCAAGCCCAGCTGGAAGATTATTATTAACTTTCCAAAACTTTTCAATGCAGCAATCCCGTATTGTTAAGAAGTCTTTCTTAGATCTTAAAAATGGTAGAGGAGATGCTAAAACGCATTTGGCAAAAATAATTTATTATTTAGCAATACAAAACACATTGTTTGCCGTATTACAACAAGGATTATTCGCAGTTGCATTTGACGATGATGATGAAGAATTAGATAAAGAGAAAGACAAAGCAAAAAAGAAAACACTTAATGAAAGATTAGTGGATGTAGCTGACGGTGTATTAGATACAATACTTAGGGGTACTGGATTTTTAGGCGGAGTTATTTCTGTATTAAAGAACATGACTAAAAAGTATCTTGACGAAAAAGATAAAGGCTTTAAAGCTGACTATGCAAAAGTTATGCTGGAAGGAGCTAATATATCACCTCCAATTGGATCTAAGCTTAGAAAAGTATATACAGGACTTCAACAAACTAAATTTGAGAAGGATCTTATAGACGAAAGAGGCTGGGGAGTAATGCAAGACGGTAGAGTTCACTTAGGGCCTATGTATGGCGTAACCGGAAAACTTGTAGAAGCCGGTACAAATATACCAATGGATCGTTTGGTAAATAAAATTGAGAACGTGTCTCAAGCAATGAATTCACAAAACAAAGCTTGGCAAAGAGTTGCGGTTGGATTAGGGTTTACACCTTATTCAGTAGGTATAGAAGATACAAAAGGGGATTTAGAAATTAGAGCTAAAGCAAAAGCAACTAGAAAAGAAGCTGGTAAAACTAAAAGAAAAGATTCTAGTCAACAGGAAAGAGATAGTATTGCTAATTTGTCTGAGGATGCTTATATGGATTTTGTAAGAGCTAGAAAAGAGGCCAGAGAAAGAAAAAAAGATAGTATTGCTAATCTGCCTGCAGATCAAAAGAAAGCTTATTTAGAAAAGAAAGCTGCCGAATCAGAAGCTCGTAAAAGAGAAAAGGAAGCTTTAAATAAAATAAAATCTGATAGTATAGCTGGATTATCTCCAACTGAAAAAGCTAATTATAATAAAAAGATTGCCGCTGAAAAAGCGAAAAAGAAAAAAGAACGCCATGATAAATACGAAGAAAAGAAAAAAGCGTTAAAAGACAGCTTAGCGGGATTAAGCCCAAGAGAAAGGGCAAAGTATATAGCTGACAAAAAAGCAGAAAGACATGAATATTATATAAAAAATAAAAAACCGTCTAAAGCTAAAAAACCTAAAGCATTTTCTGCTTGGTAATATAGGAACAAAAGAGAATAGGCACCATACCTAAATGTTCCATAATGAAAGAAGGGAAGCTCCTCGGCCTCCCTTCTTTTTATTTAATTAAGTATTTAATTTAACTTCTGGCTCAGATTTTTCCCGAGCCTCTAAGTTCTCTTTAGCCCGTTCTGTTAAAGCTTTAATAGCATCGTCATAACCAGGCATTAATTTTACCGCTTCAAGAGTTCCAGCAGATAAGGTTGTTAAATGCTGTTGCTCTTCAATTATTCTTTGCAGAACATTAATAACAGCATCTAATTTGTTTTTCATTTCAATTAAACTTTGTTCTTTCATTTGATTAAGTTATTTCGCATCCAGCTGGTCCACACGCAACTGATTCGCTAAAGTTAGTATTATCTTGTATTTCAATTACTTTTGATAGATCAACATCTTTTAATGTTAACATCATTTGATCGTACATTTCTTTAGTACAATCTTCAAATGGCGTTTGTTTATATGTGCCTCCATGATATGGTAGAACAGACAAACCATTATAGTATTCTTTGTTTGCCCACATCCATTCACCAACAATTTTCCATTCATCATCTCTTACCGAAACAGTACACGAAACATTATGTGTATTGTTACCTTTAATGTGCCCAGGCTTAACCCAATCTTTAGATATTAGTTTTACTCTTTCAAGCGCATCTAATGTTGACTCATATCTTGTTATAGCGCCATTTGGAGCCTTCTGCGGAACAGATATGACTGACTGTAATGTTGGATTAAAATATTCATCTTCGATCAATTCTGGATGATTTATTGCAAGATAAGAATAGATTGCTTCATTCTTGCCTAAGCGCATGCGACGAATATAATAGTCATTGTGCCAAGCATGAATACCGCTAGAAGTGCCAAGTACAAGGCTAGTCGTTCCTGCCGGCTTAACTGCGGTGGTTCTGGCCGCTCTGTTGATATTAAGAGCCGCTGCAATAATATTATTTGTTTCCTTAACAGTTTGTGCTGCTTCTTCATAGTTTAGTTTTAAATTTGATTCTGATGCAATACCAGTCATTGATACCCCAAGCAATGCATCTTTTTCTGTATTCTTTCTCCATATATCACGCAAGTAATGAAAATCTGAATACGATGCTTGTAATGTACCTAAGAACGCTGCTGCCGATGATCTTGCGTTGAAGTCTTCTTGATCTTCAATATCAGCCATGTTAATCTCTGTTAAGTTACAAAACTGATAAGGACGTAAAGCAATTTCACAACAAGGATTAGTACCCCAATCTTTATCATTAGTAAGGTAAATTCCTGGCTCGCCCGATCCAGAAGCCTCAATACGTTCCCAAACTTTGTCAAATGTTTTTTTATCAATTTTATGTCTTAAAAGTACTACTGAATTATTTGATCTACCTCTTTGTGGATTATCTTCCCACCAATTTCCCGCCTTACAATTTAACATTGCATTACTATCGAGATCGAACAGCGAGATCATTGCTGCTCTTCTAATGCCACCTGCTAAAACCGCGTCGGCAATATGACAC